AACTTATGGTGCTTATAGAAGTTTAATTTATGGAGATGAAAATCAATTTTTTACATTTGGTACTCATGTGCCAGATGATATTTATGTTATTAATATAGCAAGAGCAAGATATAAACAATCTTTAAAACCAGGTACTTTAAATTTAGATATATCTGCTTCTATACAAGTATCTCCAGGGGTACAATCAGAAATTCACCTTACAGATGATAGTGTTACAACAAATGGTTCTGCTAAACTTACTAATTTAGGAAGACAATTTAATATTGTATCAGGATCTAGTGGAATAGCTAAAGATGGTACCCATTTACAAATTGGAACAGGTAATAATGTAACTTCTTCATATGGTTTATTTTACCCAGATGCAGGTGTAATCATTTTAAACCCATCAGCTTTTGGAACTACTGGTTCTTCAGCTATGGGTACAGCTAATTTTTCAGGATTAGCTCCTAATATATCAAGAGGACCTTTAAACCAATATGATTATGTTGGTGCACTTCGTAATCCAGAACAATTATTTTTTGCAATAGTAAGTTCATCAGGAGGATTTATAGTAGACAGTGAAGAAAAAATAACATCACAATATTATTTTGCAAGAGCTAAAAACTTTGAATTTAATTATACAACAAACCCTTCATTTACAGATAATACAGGTAATTTAACTTATAGTAGTATGATAAATAACCCAGTAACTTACATTACAACTGTAGGTTTATATAATGATTCTAATGATTTAGTTGCAGTAGCAAAATTAAGTCAACCAGTTGTTAAAGATTTTACAAAGGAAGCACTTATTAGAGTTAAATTAGATTATTAAAATGTCCTTTAAATGTCAGAAGCTTATAAAAAGTTTACAGCCCAAGATTACGCAGTAGTTCCTTTTAATGCCCATAAACAATATAATTTTACTTCTCAATCAGCCGAAGAAAATCAAATAACATGGCACAGTGTTAGTTGGACTTCAGAATCTATATCTCAGTATAGTACATCTAGTGGTGCTTATGGAGGTGATACTAAAAATGTTATTAAATATAATCAATTAGATCATCTTTTTTATAGAAATTTTAAAAAAAATATTTTTGATAGATTTGGATATAATAATTATTTAAAACAACAAAGAAAATTATATAAAAATGCTCAAATATTATCTATTCCAGCAGGATTATATGGTCATGAAGTAAAACCAGGAGAATTTTTGCTTTCTTCAAGCAATTATCAAGTAGTAGATGATACTTACGGTAATCTTATTATTAGTGGTACTAACATAAACCATTACCCTTCAGACATTCGAAAAAATGTATTTAAATTAGAACCAGTTAATGCTTTTAAAGCATATGATTTAGATACTATTCCTGGATATGCTGTTAAATTAACTGATCCACAAAATAAAGAAGTAGGAATAACTAAAAGATTTTGGAGAAGAGGAGTAGAACACCCAGATGCAACACCTCGTTATAGCACTCCTAATAATTTATTAGAAACAGATGAAAGTTATTATTATAATGAATTTACATATAAAAAAGTCAATTTTAGTCGAAATAGTAATTTAGGAGTTAATGGGAACAATTATTCACAAATAGATTTTGATAGTAAAGTAGGTTCATACATAACATCTCCTCATAATGATAAATTTAATTTTAATAATGAAGATTTTTCAATATCTTTTTGGATAGATCCTAATCCTGTAGGAGGTAAAATAATAAATGCATCATCAAGTATTGGATTAGATTTTGGAGGAGGAAGAATATTTGATGTAGATCCATTTTTTATTTATATTATATCTAAAGAGGCAATAGGAACATTTTCTAATCAATTAGGTCAACCATATGTTTGGGGAGTAGATGGAGCAAACGCTAACGCAGGAGTAGGTAATGTAACAACAGGACCTGGTTTTACACCTAAAATAGGGGATGGTAAAGCACAAACTGTAAATATGAGAAATGCAGATGGGGCAGCTACAGGAACTGCAGGTACTCTTATAGATGGACTTATGTTTAAAGGATATAATGATTGGTATATACCCACATTAACAGAAATGCACACAGCAAATGAAAATTTAAACATAATAAAGGGTTTTCAAAATGCAACATCTGCTTTTCCTTTAGAACTTACTATAAATCCAGATTTTAAATTTTTAAAAGAAAATTTAGAAGCAGATAGTGCAGATTTTAGTCTCCCAGATGCTCTACCACATACACTATTAACATCTACAGAAGCATCGTCATCTTTTCCTAGTCATCCTAATCAATATGTTGGTTATCTTTACCCTTTTGAAGGAACAGGATTACCTCCTGCAATTCTGCCAAATCATATTTTCCCTAAAGATTTTTCTTTAGCTAGCTCACCTAAAACCTTTTTACCAGTAAGAAGAGTTCCAAGAGGACCAAATAGTGTATTTTACGATAAATCGAAACGTTATATTATATGTAAAAGTGGAACACAAACAGTATCTCCAAGTGATTTAAATACTGGTACTCAAACAACTAAAAATACTGCAAAATCAGGTTCTTCTCAACCTTTAGACATACCTTCTCAGCCTCAATTTCCATTTGAGGTTTACATGCAAAGTCAATCATTATATTTTGCAAGATCAGATGGAAAACAAACAATATCTATAAGTGCTGAACTAACGGGTTCTTCTAAACATCCTGAATTTCACCATGTTTTAGTTCAAAAATCATCATCTGTAATGGAAATTCATATAGATGGTAATAAAATTATAGAAGCTTCTGATAGTGTATTAGAAGAAACAAGAAATTTAGCTAATTTATATATAGGTTCTAAAGGTATAATAAGTAAAGATGAAACATTAGGATCAGATACAAAATTTTTTAATGGAAGTTTAAGTTGTATAAATATATGGAATAATCAATTTAATACAGCTTCAATTAAAAATATATCAGAAAGTATAGATGCTTCTCCTTATATTGGAAATATTTTTTATCAAAATGGTTTTGCAACAATTACAAAACCAAATGTACAAGATATAGACGTACCTACTAAAGCAATTTTTGAATTTAATCCTCATAATGTAGATAGAATTGCTGAAAGAACATTTAAATTTAATTATAATAATCAACCTTTTGATGGTAATGCAACACCAATGCATGGTGGGATTGATGTTAAACCAGATGGAACAGAACATTTTTATGTAGAAAGAAGAGAAAGTAATTTAAGTAATGTTAACGCAGGATATTCTAATTCAGATAGAAGTCTACGACATAAACACCCAATGACGGTTTATAAACATGAGTTAAGTACTCCTTTTTCTTTTGTTTCACAAAGCACAACAGGAAATGATGTAGGATCAGGAGCTTATCTTACGGGTACAACAGCTCACGCATTAGGACACACAGCTTCATATGCAACTATATCATCTTCTCTTCCTTATTTATTTTTAAATAATACACATGATATAAAATTTTCACCTGATGGAATGAATTTATATCTAATTGGAAATGGTCATGATATATTATCAGGATCTAATCATCCTACTATGGCTGAAATGGATACCCATTTTCAAACAGTAAACCCATCCTCCACAACTATACCTCCAGCTACTTATAATAATCTTGATCTTTTTAAAAATCATGCTAGTTCTGGATCAACCTATTGGAGATTTTTAGGAGGAATAGTTCAAATACCTCTTACTGTTCCTTGGAATATATCTAGTGGATCTAACCCCGCTACACAAACACCTGTCCGTGATGCTAGTAATTGGACTGCTGATTCTTTAAGAATAGATCAAGCTAAAGTATATCGTACTGAATATTATAAATTTAGTAGTATGATAGCAGAACAAACTGTTACCCCATCACAAAAATATTATAGACAAGGAGGATTAACCCCAATGGCACTTGCATTTAAACCAGATGGTACTAAATTTTTCACAGCACATGATTCAGCAAAAGTTAGATTTGATAGTGGAGATCATAGAAATAATTCTATGGGTCCTGATCTTTATTTAAATCCTCTTGGTTTACCAAGTGGTCCCAATACTCCTTTAGACTCTACTTACAATATAATAGAACATAATTTAGCAGTACCTTGGGATATAAGCAGTATAGAAATAACAGGTGAATATTTTAAAGATAATCAACCTGCAGCTTTTACTGATTCATCATCTTTAGCAACTAATAGAAATCCTGTAAATTATAGATATGGACATTCAGGAAAAGTATTAGATTTAACATCTTTAATTTCACCAGAAGGATATCCTATAAAAGTAAGATCCATAGAATTTAATAATGATGGAACTAAAATGTTTTTAACAAGTCAAGCCTCCTCTATATCTGAACCAACAGGTACTAGGTTTGCTGCAGGAGGATGGGGTACACAATTTGATGCAGTAAATGGATGGATTCCTGCAACTAATTTTGGAACCGAAACACAAGGTACCAGATTATGGGAATATAGATTAGAAGTACCATGGGATATATTATCAGCTTATTATATAAATTCAACTCCTTTAGCTAAACCTGGGGGAATACTTGAAAGAACTTTTCCTACAAATGATTTTTTCATAGAAAATTTTGGTATAGGGGGAAATGGTAATTTTGATGAAAGTGGTACATTAACAGATTATAGATTTAAAGATAATGCTAGTGGATTAAATAATCTTAGATTTATAGACAATGGAAATGCTTATGTTATTTCTAATTTTCGTGGAAGATCTCTTAGTAAAGTAATTATAGGTTCAAATAATACAAATCCTGAACCTGTTTTATATAAAGTTCATTTTCAAGGATCACATTTAATTTTTGAACATGAATATCAATGTACAATAGATGAATATGAATTTAATGACACATTAAACATTTCAGCAAGAAAAATAAGATCTCAAGATTCCCATGAATTAGCAGATTTTGCAACAGGTTCACTTTTTAAACCTTATGTTACTACAATTGGTCTTTATAATGAAGACAACGAATTATTAGTAGTAGGTAAACTTGGTCAGCCAGTTAGAGCTTCTGATGAAACTGACACTACTTTTGTACTTCGCTGGGATACCTAAAATATTTTTCATACATTCACCATTATGTGGTATTACTTAAATGAACAAATCAATGAAATCGTTGACCTTCCAGAAGGTGCATTTGGTTTCATCTATCAAACAACACATTTACCAACGGGTAAAAGGTATATTGGTAAAAAATCTTTAATTTACAATTTAAAGAAAAAATTAGGCAAAAAAGAAAAAGCACTTTGGGAAGGTAAAGGTCGTCCTCCTGTATTTAAAAGAGTACAAAAGGAAAGCGATTGGAAAACTTACTATGGTTCTCACAGTTTTATAAAAGACGCAAATAAAGAAGACTTAGAAAGAAAAATCCTACAAGTGGCTTATAATAAAAAAGAACTTACATATTTAGAATGTAAATATCAATTTATATTAGAAGTTTTAGAAACACCTAAATATCTTAATGATAATATATTAGGTAAGTTTTATGATAGGGATTTTAGATGAAAGAAGATTTATTAAAAAAATTATTAGAATCAGTTTTAGGTAGAAGTAAGTCTGCTCGTGGAGGAGACGAAGCTGTTTTTAAATGTCCTTCTTGTAACCACCATAAGAATAAACTAACATTTAACTTACTATCTCAAAAATTTCAGTGTTGGGTTTGTGGTTATAAAGGTCATAGAGCTTTTCAATTACTTAAAAAAGCCAACGCTCCAGGTGCAGCATATAGTGCTTTAAAAGAAATAGATCAACAATATAATTTCAAATCAAAAGTCAAACAAAAAGTTGACGCTAACACTTTAACGCTACCTAAAGAAGTCACACCAATTATGTCTAGCTCTGCAGTTTTATCAAAACATGCTTTACATTATTTAAACCAAAGAGGAGTCACTCAACAAGACGTAGTAAAATACGACTTACATTATTGTGAACAAGGACCATTAAGAAATATGGTTGTTATTCCCTCATATGATAAAGATGGTTTTTTAAATTATTATGTAGGTCGTTCGTTCGATAAAAACGCGTATATTAAACATAAGTTGGCTTCCAGTACCAAGGACATAATCGGGTTTGAAATGTATATAAACTGGGATCTTCCCGTAATTTTATGCGAAGGTGCATTCGATGCAATGGCAATAAAACGTAACGCAATTCCCTTATTTGGTAAAAAATTATCTACAACACTAATGAAAAAAATTATTAAAAGTAATGTAGAAAAAATTTATCTTGCATTAGATGAAGACGCTTTAAAAGACGCTTTTAACCATGCAGAAACATTTATGTCTTACGGAAAAAAAGTCTATCTTATAGAAATGGGTGATAAAGATCCATCTGAACTTGGTTTTAAAAATTTTACAAAATTACTTCATAACGCAACAGAACTTACAACTTCTACCTTAATGAAAAAAAGGTTAGCCTTGTCATAAAGCTTTATATTTATTACAAAACTACGTAGTTGATGGAAAAGATAGCACTCTTACCTGGTGGGTTTAAGCCACCTCATGCAGGTCACTATAATATGGCTAAATGGCTTATATCAAATACAGATGCAGATACTATTATAGTCAAAGTAGGAGTAAGAATAAGAGATGGTATTAATCGTGAAGTAGCCCTTAAATTATGGGATCTTTATAGATCTACAGACCCTGATTCAACATCTAGTAAAATATCTATTTTAGCTTCTAATTCTTCATCCCCAGTACAAGACGTTTATGATTTTATAGAAAATGAAGCTCCTGAAAAATCTAAAATTTATCTAGGAATTGGAGAAAAAGACGCAGATGATAAACGTTATGATAATATAGGTAAATTTGCTGAACCAAAAGAAATAGAATATGAAGTTACAAAAGTACCACCACAAGCAGGAGGTATATCAGGTACTGAAATGAGAAATTTTATTAAAAAAGGAGACAAAGAAAATTTTTTAAAATATATTCCTGATCATTTATCTGAATCAAATAAAGATAAAGCATGGGAATTAGTTTCTTCTATATCAGAAGATTTATATAACCCAGAAGATAAAGTTTTAGATTATATGAGAGGTAGCGAATGGAAGGCAGGAATGCCTGATGGTCCTAAAGATGATATACCAAGAGCTTATAAATATAAAAGAGGAGGAATGTATAATGCTGCTTCGGGGCAAGGAGGAGCAGGAACAATGTATGAAAATAAATATTATTTAGATAATAGTACAATTCAGGGAAAAGGAGCATTTGCCCAAGAAAATTATCCCGAAGGAACAGTAATAGATAAATTACATGATATTTTAGGACAAGGACAATATAATTTTTATGAATTAGGAAAAATGTATAATCACTCAGATACCCCTAATTGTAAAAATATAATGAAAGATAATACAAGATATTTAGTAACTATTCAACCTGTAAAACAAGGAGAAGAACTTACAGCAGATTATAGATTACAACCTGATTTAGAACAACCAGGAACAAACTTTCAAATGTTAAATGAACTTGAAAACCATGAAATTAAGTTTTTTGCAATGCATGCTGATATTTTAAAACAATTAAATACACCTAATTTTAAAGCAAAATTTGTAGAATTACAACAAGAATTAGAAGGAGAAAGATTAGAAGCTTTAGAATATTTTTGGGATGAATTTTTCTCAAATTTAGAAGATAGTTGTGAAATAGAAAAATCATTCGATAAAAAAGTAAATGAAAATAATATCTTTTCAAAAAATTGGTGGTTTAATATGTTAACAGAAGGAGGAGCAGCAGGACATATGGCTCATCCTTTTGATTTACCAAACGTAACAAGTGGTAGAGATCTTAAAGATATATTTGAAAAAGCAGCAACTTCTCTAAATACAAATCCAGGTGCTGTAAAAATAGATGGTGTAAATTCTTCTATTCGTTTAATTACTTTAGATGGTGTAAAACAATTTGTAATGGACAGAGGTTCTAAAAAAGAACTTGACATTAAAGGTATTACAAAAGATGATTTATTAAGTAGATTTGGTGATGGTCATGGAATGGTAAAAATAGGAGGAGAAGTATTAGATATGTTTAATACAGCATTACCTCAAATAGAAAATGATCTTAAAGCTTTAGGTGCTTGGGAAGATCCAAATATTTTATTCAATATGGAATATGTTAGTGGTAAAACTAATGTACAAGATTATGGGTCAAATTTTATTGCAATTCATGGTTTAAATAAGATAGAAAGTAAAGAAGTACAAGGTAAAAGAAAAATGTTAACTAAAAGAATTTCATCAGAAATATCTTATAGTAAAGATAGTTTACAATCAATGTTAGATAATTTAGCTCCAATAGCTAAAAAACAAGGATTTGAAGTTTATGGTTCAGTTCCTACAGAAATGAGTAAAAAACCTAATTTTAATTCTGCACTTTCTCAAAATTATTCTGTAGAATTTACTGAAGAAGTAAAAACTCAACCATTAAGTAAATGGTTAGATGAAATTAGTGCAATTCCTAAGGATGAGTTTATATTTATAACAAGGGATGGTATTAGTAAAAAAGTAGGTGCTGTTTCCAAACAAGTTTATCAATTAATCTTAAATGGAGAAAATATTGATGATTTGTTTAATGAAAATGATAAGAAAAAAGCCATTGATGGTTTTGTCACTTATCTAGCAACTGAAAAATTAGGAGATGAAGTACTTAAAGTATTAAATTCACCAATGGGTTCAGTTGAAAATCATGAAGGTGTAGTAATTAGAGATGAAAAAATAGCAAGTGTACCTTTTAAAATAACAGGTAAATTTATATTAGGAGGATTAACATCAGATTTTTAATGAAAAAAAAAGATATAATAAAATTAGTAAAAGAATCAGTACAAGAGATTAAATCAGACGCTTATGGTAGTGCTACTTTAACTTCTCAAGGTCAATCTATTCATAGAGCTCCAGGAGTATGGGAAAATAAAGAAGAACTAGCAGACTTACAAGCTCGTTTAGACCAATTATATAGAGAAATGGAACAAGAGGCTGAACCAGAAGGAGGCCCAATTTCTGATCAGTATGCAGATGAAATTACAAAGTTAGAAGACGAAATAAGAGCATTAAAAGGAAATTCAATAGAAGGGGGACCATCATACGATGAAGTATATCTTAAAGGTAAGTTAGTTGGAATGACAGATGCATATGAATATGATCCAGATCGAGGAATTGTAATTTTTCCAGATTTAGGTTCTCTTCAATATAGAAGTAGATCTACTCAAGAAATAACATTTACAAAACATAAAGGAGAAATACATTTTGTTCATGCTTTTGGAATGACAAGATCATATGATGAATTAAAAAAAGTATTTCCTGAATTACCCCCAATGGGAAGATCAAGCTACTCAGGATTCTTTAATGTACATTCAGACAAGGGAACTATTCCTGTAGATTTAGACACAGCTCAAGCAATGATAGATGCTATGAAAAAAGGAAGAGACGCAGAAGCAGGAGCACAATCAGCTTTTTATACGAGACAACCTGGAACAGGAGGAACTGGAATAGAGGAAAACTTAAATAAAATAGAAAAGAAAATCATTCAAATTCTTAAAAAAGAAGGAGGGGCAGCAGGTTTAGCACCACTTAAAAAGGCTGTAGATAAAATGGATCAACCTAAAGGATTTAGTTTAAAATCTACATTACAAAAAATGAAAAATGTAGAAAAACATAAAAATAGTGATTACATTTTAACCCCTATAAAAGAACAAGCTCCACCCCCACCAACAGGAGGAGCAACACCTCCACCACCAGCAGGAGGAGGTGGAGGAGGAGGAGCACCATCAGGAGGAGGTGGAGGAACATCAACAGATCCTGACGCAAGAGCTGAACAAAAAGAATTATTAGACTTAGAAAGAAAAAAATTCTCTATAAAAATTAAATATTTAAATAGAAAAAAATCAAAAGCATCAGCACAAGCTGCAAAAGCATCAAGTGCTGCAATTAAAGGAATCCAAAAACAAGTAGATCAATTAATACAACAAAGAGGTAAAGTTGGGGCACCTGGAGCTCCACAACAACAACAAGAAAATAAAATTATGAAAACAAACAAATTATTATCTGATTACTTAAATAACAATAAAAATGTTAATTTAAAATCAAAAATGAACGAACACAGAAAACTAGCAAAAAGACAAATGTTAATGGAAGGTGCTTTAAAACAATTTTTTGAAATGTTTGATCAAGGTAGAACTGATGAAGAAATAGTTCAAGATTATGCATCAAAAGGAGTAAGTGTACCAGAAACTTTTGTAAAAAAAGCAAGAGGCCAATATGAATCTCTTACTAAGTTAAAAACTGAATTAGAAATGACTGAAAAAGAATTCAAAAATGATGCTAAACAAATTGTAAATAACCCAGTAACAGGAGAAGCAGATATGTTAGATGATGATAAACAATTAGCATCTGGATTATTTGATAACTAATAAAAACTAAAACTATGGCAAATCATTGGAGAAAAATAGTAATCCCTGTTAGTTCGTCAACAGTAACAGCTATTACAGGATCAATATATAAAGTATGTAGTAATGGAGCAGCTGAAACTATTTCAAGTGCTTCATTTGGATGGCAAAACAAAGGAGTAAATCAACTAGATCCTGGTACTCCAATCCCAGATCTATCTTTTGCTTTACATTACCACGCAAACGCAGGTAATACTTGTGTAGAAGCAGATTTTACATACATAAGTTGCTCTATTGGTACTCATGTGTATTTAAAAACTAACGGTAGTCAAGGTTGGGACACAAATGTATCATAATGAAAAATATTAAAAACATAATCTTAGAAGAATTAACAAGACTTACTGAAAGAGACTATAAAGCTCCACCAGAAATTCTTGACACTTTAAAAGATAAACTTAAAATGGATCCTTTAATCCGTTATGTTGACTCTTTAAAAGCAGTTAATTCTATACCACCATCATATGAGGTTAATCTTTTAAACGGACAATATTTTAGTATTTATTATGAAGATTTTTCTTTAATGGTAAAAATTGGAGCAAAAGAGTATTATGTGTTAGATATGGATGAAAGAAGTGAAGCTATAGAAGACATAAATAGATTATTAACAAAAAGACCTGTTACTCCATTTGCAGCTCCTGAAGAAGAAGCAGAAGAAACAACAGGAGGAACAACAGGAGGAGCAACACCACCATCACCACCATCTCCAGGAGGTGGAGATTCAAATGTTGCTATGGAACCTGATGAAGATGAACCAGAAGAAGATGAACCAGTTGAAGAGCCAGAAGAAGCATAATGGAATTGAAAGAAGCATTAGGAGAAATATTTAAAGTAGCAAGGGAAGAATTTGGAATACAAAATACCCCTCAACTTCATTTAAAACAAGATGAAGAAAATGCTAAAGGTATTTTTGGTAAAACAGCATATTATGATCCTGATGAACAATCTGTTGTATTATATATAACAAATAGACATCCAAAAGATATTTGTAGATCTTTTGCACATGAATTAGTACACCATCACCAAAATGAAAGAGGTGATTTAAATTTGGGTGATGCAACCAGCCCAACATACGCTCAAGATGATAAACATATGAGAAAAATGGAAATGGAAGCATATTTAAAAGGCAATCTTTTATTTAGAGATTGGGAAGATAAAGTAAAAAACCAATAATAAATGGCAATACAATCAAGTTCAGCAGTCTTAAAATCCTACTTTGAAACAGGAGACGTACCTACAGCAGCACAATTTGGTGATCTTATTGATTCAACTGCTTATTATGATTTTAGTTTAGAAAAACTTAATCTTAGTGGATCAGGTACAGGTTCAATGGGTAATTTATCTGTTAAATCTATACATCCATATACAGGATCAACAACAGGACAAATACAAGTATCAGCTTCTTTAATACCTCCTTTTACACATGTAGCTAATACTCCAGGAGTTGGTAGAGACTTAGGAACTAAAATATTTCCTTGGATAAATTTATTTGCAAGATCTGCAAGTATAGATCATTTAGCTAAACACACAGGTTCAGCTGCTATAAATGTTTCAGGTGGTTTAGCACCTTCAGTAACAAATACATTTGATTTAGGTACTACAACATCAAAATGGAAGACATTACACGTTAGTGGAGTTAATGTTGATTATGTTAGCTCAAGCTTAATACCAGATCAAGACGATACTAGAGA